TCTAGAAGCAAGACAAGCAGCTTTAGAAATGAGGAAGATGAAGACGGCACAACAATTGTCGTCTAAACATCCTGATTTTGCAACCCTCGCACAAGATGCAGGTTTTCAAGATTGGGTTAAATCTTCCAAAGTTCGTTTAAATCTGTTTGCTAAAGCTGACGCTGAATATGACTTTGAATCTGCTGATGAATTGTTAAGTACCTACAAGGAACTCAAACAAATCAGACAGCAAAATCAAGTACAACAAACAGCAGCAGTAGAAAGCAAAGCTCAAGAACAAGCAATGAAGGCAGCTACAGTCGATGTTGGCGGTGCTGGCGAAACCAGCAGAAAAGTGTATCGTAGAGCAGACCTTATTAAACTGAGAATGACCGACCCTGACCGTTATATGCAAATGTCTGATGAAATCATGCAAGCATACAGCGAAGGGCGAGTTAAGTAATTTTAGAATTTCTAATTAAAGGAAAAATATCATGGCATTAGTAGGCGCAGCATATCCGGGTGGTTCAACATCCGTAGTAACAAAAGCAAACGCAGACAAGTTCATTCCAGAAATCTGGTCTGATGAAGTTATCGCTGCTTACAAGAAAAACCTAGTATTGGCTAACCTTGTTCGCAAAATGTCTTTCAAAGGCAAAAAAGGCGATACACTGCACATCCCTAAACCAACTCGTGGTGTAGCTACTGCTAAAGCAGCTAACACTGCAGTTACCGTTCAAGCTGATACTGAGAGCGAAGTATTGGTTGCAGTTGACCAACACTTTGAGTACTCACGTTTCATCGAGGACATCACAGAAGTTCAATCATTGGCTTCCCTACGTTCTTTCTACACAGAAGACGCTGGTTACGCTTTGGCTAAGAAAGTGGATGACTTGTTAATCGCTGGTGGTAAGTCTTATGGCGATGGCGATGCGTCTGACTGGGTTCACAGCAATGCTTACTTTATCGATGCAACCACAGGTTTGACACTGTATGCTCTTGACACTGTAACCACTTCTGACTTGTTCACTGACGCTGGTTTCCGTAAGCTAATCCAGTTGATGGATGACGCTGATGTTCCAATGGATGGTCGTAAGTTTGCAATTCCTCCATCACTGCGTAATGCAATTATGGGCGTTGACCGCTACAATTCTAGCGACTTCGTTGATGGTCGTGGCGTAAACAATGGTCAAATCGGTAAGTTGTATGGTATTGATGTTTATGTATCAAGCAATATGCCAACTATTGAAACAGCCGCTGATAACTCAGTTGGTGACGCAATCAAAGCTGCACTCTTGTTCCACACAGACACAACCGTGTTTGCAGAGCAACTTGGTGTTCGCTCACAAGTACAGTACAAGCAAGAGTATCTGTCTACACTTTACACTGCTGACACATTGTTCGGCACTAAAGTTGTACGTCCAGAAGCTGGCTTCGTATTGGCTGTAAACGCCTAGTAGTAAAACTCAGGATAGCCTCTCAGGAGGCTGTCTTGTTTAAGGACATTTATAAGTGTCTTTAAATAAGACAAAGGACAAGTATGCCAACTACAGTTAAATTAAAAAATAGTGTAACTTCAACTAATGTTCCTAGCTCTTTGGTTCAAGGCGAAGTTGCTGTTAACGTAACAGACAAAAAAGTATGGGTTGGTAACGCAGCCAGTGGAGTAGTTCAAATAGTCGGTCCCGGTTCTACAGACTTAGCCGTAGCTGACGGCGGTACAGGCGCTTCTGATGCAAGCGGAGCAAGAACTAACTTAGGTCTTGTTATTGGTACAGACGTTCAAGCCTATGACGTTGACACAGCTAAGACTGATGTAGTTCAGTCGTTTACTAAAGCCCAGCGTGGTACAGTTGTTGCTTTAACTGATGGTTCTTCGATTGCAACTGACTTGTCTTTAGGTAACAACTTTTCAGTTACTTTGGGTGGTAATCGTACTTTAGCAAACCCATCTAACACCACTGCCGGTCAGTCAGGTGTAATCGTAATTACTCAGGATGGTACAGGCTCACGCACATTGGCTTACGGCTCTAACTTTAAGTTCCCCGGTGGTACTGCTCCGACTCTAACAACAACTGCATCTGCGGTGGATGTCTTAGCTTACTATGTTGAGTCCGCTAGTCGTATCACAGCTCGCCTTGTTGCGGATGTTAAATGATTAATCAGAATCTACTCCTTACTGGAGACGATGGCGGCTATAACTTAACTAATTCTTTACGATTTAGGTCTAGTGCTTCTGCTTACATGAATCGCACTCCAGCTAGCGCTAGTAATCGCCAAACACTTACATTTTCTACTTGGGTAAAAAGGGGTTTGCTTGGTTCAACACAAGACATTTTAATTGCTGGCTCAAATGCAGGTGGGCAATTATCGGCACAATGTTCTTTTGGTTCAAGCGATAACATTGTTTTATATGGAACAATATCAGGTTCTGCCGCAGATTATTATTTAGTGACAAGTCAAGTATTTCGTGACCCATCTGCTTGGTATCATGTTGTTGTTGCTTTTGATACAACAAACGCTACGGCATCAAATAGGGTAAAGCTATATGTAAATGGTACGCAAGTTACTGCATTTAGCACAGCTACATATCCATCTCAAAACTATAATACTGCTTATAACAATACTGTGGTTCATACAATTGCTAGATTTTCTGTTGTATCAGCTAATTACTTTGACGGCTATTTAGCCGAAGTCAATTTCATTGATGGTCAAGCCCTAACCCCATCTTCATTTGGTTCTACAAACGCATTAACTGGAGTATGGCAACCAGCTAAATACACAGGCACTTATGGCACTAACGGATTCTATTTACCGTTTACCAACACCACAAGCACAAGCACACTAGGTAATGATTTCTCAGGCAACAGTAATACTTGGACAGTAAATAACATTAGCCTAACTGCTGGCTCTACCTACGACTCAATGACCGATGTCCCAACGCTGACCAGCACAACGGCGGCAAACTATTGCACATTGAATCCATTAGACGCAAGCACAACTGCTGTAGCAAGCAATGGAAATTTAAAAGTAACAAATAGTTCTAGTGCAAATACAGGGCATAGCGGTATATTTTGTACCCAAGCATTTCCTACAAGTGGATTATTTTATTATGAAATAAAAGTAGATTCTTTTTCAACTGCTAGTGCTGGTGGTTTTGTTTTAAACGGAGCGTCAAAAGATACAGACTTTTCAGTGTCAACAAATCTTTATGTATATGCCACTAATAGCGGAGTAGCATACGCTAACGGCACTACTGCATATACAGGCTCTACATTAACAGCTGGCGATATATTAGGTGTTGCCGTTGATACAACCAACGGTGCTTTGTATTTTTCTAAAAACAATACTTGGCAAAATAGCGGTGTACCAACATCAGGTGCAAGCAAAACAGGAGCAATTAGCTTTACTGTTGCATATAACATATTACCAGCTTGTTATGTTTGGAAAAGCGGGGGCGGTGATGCGTTATCAGCAAACTTTGGTCAACAACCATTCACCTACACAGCCCCATCTGGTTTCTTACCTTTGAACACATTTAACCTATAAGACTATGCCTACACCTACAATACCTGCTGGCAATTTGTTTATGAACGCTACCACCTATGCCTCTACAGGGGCTACTTTAACCATTACAAATGGTGTAGCGGGACAATCTTTTCAACCTGATTTTGGTTGGTTTAAGCATAGACAAGATGCTAGTAGAAACCATGCTTTAGTAGATTCTGTAAGAGGTACAGGGGAATATCTTTTTTGTAATTTAACTAGCACAGCAGAAACAGGTATTACAGATGCAGTAACTTCTTTTAATTCAAATGGCTTTACTTTAGGCGCAAATACAGGCGGTACAAATGTGCAATACACTGTCAATGAAGGCGGTGGAACACCTAACGAAGTTGTTTGGAGTTGGAAAGCAGGTGGCACAGCTGTCAGCAACACAGCAGGCACTATCTCAAGCCAAGTAAGCGCAAACACAACAAGTGGGTTTAGTATTGTTACTTATACAGGTACAGGAGCAAACGCAACAGTAGGGCATGGTCTAGGTGTTGCACCTAAGATGATTATTGTTAAGCGTAGGGATGCAGTAGCGTATTGGGATGTTTACCATGCTTCTATCGGTGCAACTGGTAGACTTTATCTAAACACTACAGATGCCACAAACACTTCTTCTGCTCCTTGGAATGACACAGCACCGACATCTTCAGTCTTTACTGTGGGAACAGCAACAGACACTAATGCAAGTGGCTCAACAATAGTAGCCTACTGCTGGGCACCAATCGCTGGTTACTCTGCATTTGGCTCATACACAGGCAACGGCTCTACTGATGGTACGTTTGTGTATTTAGGGTTTAGACCTAGGTTTGTAATGGTTAAATGCTCAAGCGATGTTACCAGTTGGTGGGTATATGACAGTTCTAGAAGTACATACAATGCAGTAGATTTAGGTTTAATTCCAAATGCCACAAACGCAGATACATCTGGATACCCTCTTGACTTTCTATCTAATGGAATAAAATTTAGAAATTCAAACGGAGACTTTAACGGCTCTGGCAGAACTTACATCTACATGGCATTTGCCGAAAACCCTTTTAAATACGCTTTAGCGAGGTAATTATGTTTATATTAAATGGTAGCCGTTTAGCACAAGGAACTGCGTTTACTGCAAACGGAATACAGTATCCGGCGAACTGGCTAAACCTAACTACATTGGCTGAGAAACAAGCTATCGGGATTACTGAGGTTGCTGACCCAGTAAGAGCTGATGACAGATTCTATTGGAATGGTGATGTTACTAACCCTAAAGCATTAGAAGATAAAGAAGAATCAGACGAGAATGGTAATCCACTCTATGTCAAGGTTCTAGGTGAAGTAGATGGACAACCAGCAATGGTAGATTCTACTGAGCGATTGGTTACTAAAGGTTTAAAGTCTAATTTCATTGCACAAGTTAAACATACTGCTGGAACTATCCTTGCCCAGACTGACTGGATGGTTATCCGTAAGGCAGAGCGTGATGTGGCTATTCCAACATCCGTAGTTGCTTATCGTGCAGAGGTAGTTGCTAAAGCCGATGCTTTGGAAGCTGCTATTACTGCTGTTACTACTGTTGCGGAGTTAGCTGCGCTGAATTTATCATTCCCTTCTAAGGACTAATTAAGTGACTGAACACGCAAACGAAACCCTTAAAGTAGCTGGAGATGTAGTTTCTTTAATGACTGTGCTAGGTGCTTTAGCGCAGCTTCTACCTGCTGTAGCAGCATTACTTACTATTGTTTGGACTTGCTTTCGTATCTATGAAACTAAGACTGTACAAGGCTGGTTAGGAAAGAAAGCTAAAGAATGAGAGAAATATCGGTAGGTAAAAACCTTACTGCAAACACTCTAACAACGCTGTACACTGTTCCAACACAGCACACTGCAAAGTGGCATACTGTGTTTGCACATAATTCAGGTGGTTCTACTAAACATTTTAGTTTGTGGTGGTACGACAAAAGTACTACTACAGAAATTGTTGTTGTCTTAGAATATAACTTATCTTCTAAAACTTACTTTCAACTAGACGGTAATTCTTATGTATTTTTAGAAGAAGGTGATGAAATCAGAGTTAAGTCTGAAACAGGTTCTGTTGTAAGTATTATCGTGACTGTAGAACAAGCCCACAAACAAACAACCCAACACGGATTCTAAGAATAAATATGCCACTCGCTAAAGGTAAGTCTCAAAAGACTATCTCCGCTAATATCCGTAAAGAGATGAAGGCTGGCAAACCGCAGAAACAAGCCATCGCTATTGCTTTAAGTAAAGCTGGCCAATCTAAACCACAACCAAAGAAAAGGAAGTAATAATGCCAATGGTAAAAGACAAGAAGTTCCCTTACACAGCTAAGGGTAAGAAAGAAGCTAAGTCGTATGCTATGAAGACTGGAGCTAAGATGACTACTCCTAAAGCTAAACCAGCTAAGAAGATGGGGTCGATGCGTGGCTACTAAACCGGGCTTGTACGCCAATATCGCAGCCAAGAAAAAGCGTATAGCTGCGGGTTCTGGTGAGCGTATGCGGAAGGTTGGTGCTAAAGGCGCTCCTTCTGCTCAAGACTTTAAAGATGCTGCTAAGACGGCTAAAAAGAAGAAATAATGCCAAAGAAAGCGTTTCAGAATCCTAAAGGCGGGTTGAACCAGAAAGGTCGGGATTATTACAATAAGACCACTGGTTCTAACCTAAAGCCGCCAGTGTCTGCTAAGGAGGCTGCAAAGTCTCCTAAAGCGGCTGGACGGCGTAAGAGCTTCTGCGCTAGGATGGGCGGTGTTGCA